ATGGGACAAACCGCTGTAAGCGGTTTGCCTTTTAATTGATTTATCGGTAACGTTGCCCTTAAATATCTAATGAGACGCCCGTCGTGTCGAAAGGGCGTCCCATTTTAAATATTCAAGGGTGTAAATTATTCTGGGTTCCCGGTGGATAGTGCTAGTTAAGGAGGGTTGGCAAGGGAACCTTGGTTCCCTTCGTCGATCCGCTTTGGCGTCAACGATTTCAGCGTCGACACTCGCTTGGCATCCAAAATACGTAACGTAAAATTTCGCCCCGTAACATTAAAAAACAATGAAGGAATATTCACCAATTCATGGGTGTCTTTGTCATACACTACATCCTTTGTCTTCAACAGCTTCCCCTTTTCCAAGCACTCCACAAAAAAACGCTTCAATGACTTGACGTCGTTGACTGGCAAAGAATGCTCTTTCCCGTATTTTTCCGCAAACGAATGTAGCTTCTGGATTTTCACTGTTTTGTCCAATTTATTCCAAGGCGCCGTCTTGTTTTTTTGTTTTTCATTTTCTAAAAGTTGCTCCATCTTGCTGTAACTGGTTTCATTCGCATCCTCTGGACGCGTGGTTGAAGAAGCAAACATAGTATATTGACCTTTCTTTATACTATAATCTAGCCCGCAATGTTTATCTCCTTTCTTAAATTATAATATTTCGACGACGTGTCTTTCGTTTGGCTTTGGTGGATCTCTTTTTGGTACGTTTTCCACCAAGTTGATCGAAACGTTTTGCGATCGGCAACATGCTCGTGGGAAGTTGGTACTTCGACAATGAGGCCAACGATTTAATTGGTGAGCTCGGCGGTCGTTTCTCCATAATTGTTTTCATTTTGAAAATTTCGTTATAGTCATAAAAAATAAACGGAGAGCTGTCCAACAATTTGTTCTCTCCTAAATAATATTTGTTGTGTTGAGTGAATAATTGATTTGAGAAAGCTACGTTCAATACGTCTACTACTATATGTATATTGTTGTCATGCCTCTCTTTGAATATGATTATCCATCTCGATCCCGGATAAACCTGTCCATTTCCAACCTGTCCATTTCCATACATAATATATTTTTTACCAGGCACTAATTCACGTAGTGGAACAGTGTCAAAATTGTTTAAATTTATCGTTTTCCAATACACCATTTATGATAGGAGTATATATTTTTGGGGTTCTTCTACATAATAAATGTGTATTCGTAACACATGGATAGCACAAAAAATATTGTTTTGTCGTTGACGCCGCATAAAGAAACGAAAAAAATAGAAAAACCGCCCAAGAAAAAACGCGTGGTGACCGAGAAAAAATCTTGGAAAATCGCGGATCACGAACTCTGTTCGGAGTGGCAATTTCAATATATAAAAAGTGGCGATATCGATCTGTCGTCGAACTTTGAACAACTCTTACATTCGCAAATACAACAAAAACTCTCTGGCTACAAATACCAAGATTTAGAAAATGAGTTGTATTGTCCAGAAAAAATGATTGACAAACCGTTTGTTCTGGATTTGTTTTTGAGATGCCAAGGGAAGTGTTTTTATTGTAAAGAACCCGTGTTGTTTGTATATGAATTTGTGAGAGAACCCAAGCAATGGACGATCGAACGCATCGATAATTCCATGGGTCATATAAAAGACAATGTCGAATTGGCATGTCTTTCGTGTAATCTGAGGCGCCGAACAATGTACCATGAACGATTTGTGTTTACAAAACAACTCAAAATTGTTCGCGAAGGTAATTGACATAAAGATATCGCGAGAATATCTCCAAGATGTCCAGAAAATTAGAAATACACCAAGAAATCGTGAAAAAACTCGACCATTTTTATGAAACACAGAAAATACCGCATATTATTTTCCACGGAGAGCCGGGCAGCGGGAAACGCACCCTTCTCCATGAGTTTCTCTACAAAATCTACGGCGGTGAAAAACAGAAACTGAAATCGAATGTCATGACGGTGAATTGTGCACACGGAAAGGGGATCAAGTTTATTCGAGAAGACGTCAAATTCTTCGCCAAGACCAATATACAGTCCAATCACGGAGTGAATTTCAAGAGCATCGTATTGTTGAATGCCGATAGTTTGACGATCGACGCACAGTCAGCTCTGCGTCGCTGTATCGAGCTATTTAGTTACAATACTCGTTTTTTCATTGTGGTAGAGAACAAACATAAACTTCTGAACCCCATTTTGTCTAGATTTTGCGAGATTTATGTTCCGGAATACATTCCAGAGGGGTATTCGGTAGTGAATTTACACAAATATCACTTGGATAATGTGTACGATTTTTCGGAGGTAGCGCATCCGAGCCAAGGCTGGTTTGCCGAAGAAATGGCCCGACTAATAACGACCGTCGAACCGACCGCGCTCGAATTCTCGAATTTAACGATCGAATTATACGAACGTGGATTTACGGTTCCACATATTTTAGACTGGGCCAACGATCAAGCCGATTTTTTTACAGACGAACAAATCAATACTACCATGATGTGTTATCAAAAAATAAAGTCAGAATTCCGTTGTGAAAAACTACTTATGCTGTATATCCTCGATTTTTTGTTTTTTCGTTCAAAGGGACCGCTTGAAAATATTGTTTTTATATAAAGTTCATGGACGATTTTGTCATCTCAAATTTACACGAGTCGCGCAACGAATGGTGTAGCCGTTTGGTAAGTATTTTTTCGCCCCTTGTCATGGAGGGAATTCGATCTATCTTTAACGAAGCGTGGAAGATGTGTTTGGAGAGTAGCGAAGTGGACAAGTATTTGATGACGTTCCAAAACCTGCTTTCTCGTGTTCCCAAATGGAACGCCGTGATCGTTGAAGAAGAACGCAAACGGATTATTGAACGAAGTGGTTGTAATTATTTAGAAGATTTGATTACTTGTGTACATATCATCCAATTGAAGGTCTTGACCTGTATTCGAGTGGGAAACAAACAGAAGAAGATCGACATTTCCATTCCCAAGCTCGATACCTTTTTACACAAAATCTATATTCATGTCGCGAGAAAGGTGTACATGAACGTGTATTTGTTTGAGAAGAATTTGTCACCGTTACAGATGCAGAAGAATGGTCGAGAATTCGAGACGATTGTCCAAGAGTGTATCATGATGGCCATTCGCGAAAGTATACCGACCGAAGCCATTATTCGAGCGTACATGGACGAAAGTGTAGAAGAGGAAGAGACGGTAACGATCGAGGCGATCGAAGAACCGGTACCCAAAGAAGCGTCGACTGTGGATAAAGAACCCGAAAAAGAGGCAGAAGAAATCGTGCCTCCAGTTGTTCCTACAATACAAAATGTGGACGAAGAGAAGGTGGTTACGCGATTGACGTTTGATGATTATGACACAATGGTCGATGAAACGAACCGGGCGGAAAATGTGATTGCGCCGAAGAACATTGAGCGGTTGGAGGAGATCAGTAGCGCTCGCGCCTTACAGCGAAAATTGGAGGAAGAGGAAGAGGAGACCGAGGAACGGATTAAAATTTTTACCGACACTGTGAATTTAGCTGATTTTGATGTGTTGGACGAAAAAAAAGAGGATGTTCCCGTGATTTTTGATTTTGAAGAACTCGGCTAATTCTTATCGCGTTCTATAGTAAATGGGATCTATGCTTTCATCTTCGGCTCCGGCTCCGGCCCCGGCCCCGGCACCGGCCGTTCCAGCGAATGAGCCGGCCCCGACCCAAGACGCGCAGCCGACAACTGTGGGCGGTCGCAAAAAATCGAGACGCAGTAAAAAGACGAAATCTACCAAAAAAAAATCGATGAAAACGAAGAAATAAGCATTTCACTACAATCTCTAGATTTGAGTGAAATTCAATTGACATTAAAATTCAGGTGTCCCCGTAAAAATCTGTGTTGCAGTCGGGTTGAGCGCCTTGGTTTCTGTGATCGTGTTGAAAAAATCGATCATCGATCCATTCAAATATAATACACCAAATGTGGCCATGAGTGTACTGGAAAAGACGATTACCGTATCGCGTATCAAATACTTCATCGGCTTCATTTCCTTTTCTAAAAATTTCATCTCCGCAAATTTAGCGAAACAGAAAATCACACAACTAATTGCCGCAATCATAATGACCTTTTCCATGTCAAAAAACTATACTATCTAGATAGGTTCCTAAATTTTTATACAAACGCACTAGAAATAGGTTGGCAACTGGTCCAGATTTATTACTGTTACCGTTTCAATTAACTTGCACTTCAATTTCGCACTAATTTCAAATTGATTAAAAAATGGAAACTCCAACTGCCTTTCTGGAGTATGGTTATGTACATTTCGCGCAATCATTTTATACAACTTGAAATTCGGGTAACGTTCTTCGCCGGTTTTCTTATACAATACATTCTTCCCATTATCGTCCAAGCACCAACGGTAAATGGTGGATTGTAATTCGTTCAGTTGATAACAATCTTCGTTTTCATCGATGAGAAAATCATAGATCGACGTGCCAAGACGGCACAAATCAAAACTATAATTTGGTTCCAAAAGCGGCTTCTTTTTGTTGTAAAATGGCTCGAAATTGTACTGCGTAGCAGCGTCTCCCCCCGGCGCAAAACTGTCGCTACAAAACGTCCTGCCTTGAAATTGGTAACATCCACGACCGAAATCGATCATTTTATAAATCCTACCATATGTTGGCACCTTGTACAATTTTTCACGATACACATAATACAAAAATTCTTCCTCGGTTTTCACATACATGATGTTGTTCGTATGAAGATCATTGTGTGTAAATAATAGGGATTTTTGATAGGCGATGAGGATCATGACGATTTGAAAAAGTGCACTCGCGCCAGTGCGTTCGTTGATGATATCTTTCATAAATAATTCGTCTAGGGTTCCGTCGCATTTTTCCATACAAATCATTTGTACTGGGAAATTGTGAATGTATGCGAAAAGCGTTTCTTCCTCTTCACTGATTTCGTCTTTTTCTTCGTCGGCGCTGCTGCTGCTGAGAGAACAACTGCTTTCATCGTCATCAGTCCATTCCGTATCCTTGCTTTCATCGGAACTATAATTGTCAGAACTGTTGTCGGATCCGACCGATGAACGCGACGCATTATCTTTTTCATAGTCCAAGACGAGGTCGCAACCACTACAGTCGACTGTCGAAATGATTTCGCAAATTTCATCGGCAACTATTTGGGCATCGTCGTCTTCTTGAATTTGGAGTTTCTGTTTGTTTTTCCGCGACCCATAGTCAAACATTTCGTTCATCATGCTGTCGTCTACCTCAAACAATTTACCCTTTTTGGATGCGAAAAAACTGGATCCTTGTAAATACTCATAGTCATCGATCACATTGATCCGATATTTTTCTTGTACACCCAAGAACGACCCATAAAAATCCGTACCGTGAATAAATCCATGGGTGTGTAGGAGTTGCGATGTCAAATAACTGAAAAAACAGTCCACGTACGACGCATTATTCGTGCAGTATATTTTTTGGCTGATTTGTGTCTCGATTTCCGGAATTGCCAAGCTTGGCAACGGGTTTTGGTCTTTTTGAAGTATTTCGTATTTTCCGATCATGTATCGAAGAGGGTCCAAGAGCGGCGAAAATTTGATGAAAATGGGTTTTTCTTCGACCGTCAAATCTGCTGTTACGACTTGACCCGGATTTCGAATGTGATACCGATTGTTTAGAGCGATACGGTTATAATTTTGTTCTGTAAGGTCAAAAAACAAGGAATAGGTCGGGTTGTAACTTTGTAGATGTTCGATATGGAAGGGGTAATAGTCGTGTTCTTTTGCGACGTCCTTTTCTTCTAAAGTCGCGATATCGATCGGTTTTGGTTTGGTATAATTCACCGAGAATTTAGGTACATTTTCCATGGATCTGCCAAATATTATACTCTAGACGTAATATTTCTCGATAACTTTCCGCATCATGTGTCGTTCGCCCACTTCTAAAAAAATATCCCTATACACTATTGCTACGATTTACGTCTGAGATGACACTAGAATTGAGAAAATTTGACATGCGATGGATCACGTTCAAGCCCGACGAAAATAAAGGGCCAGTGATTGTCATGATCGGTCGTCGTGACACTGGCAAGTCATATTTGGTGCGAGATTTATTGTATCATCACCAAGATATTCCTATCGGTACCGTCATTTCAGGAACAGAAGCGGGAAACGGTTTCTACTCTGACCATGTTCCTAAGCTATTTATTCACGAAGAATACAACACGATACTCATCGAAAACGTCTTACGAAGACAAAAAGCGGTTTTGAAACAGATGACCAAAGAAATGGAGACCTATAAGCGAACCACAATCGACCCGAGAACATTTGTGATTTTAGATGATTGTTTGTACGATCAGTCCTGGACACGTGACAAGATGATGCGTTTACTCTTCATGAATGGGAGACACTGGAAGGTCATGTTAATCATCACGATGCAATATCCGTTGGGCATTCCGCCCAACCTGAGAACCAACATAGATTATGTTTTTATTTTGCGAGAACCTTACATGACAAATAGGAAACGTATCTGGGAGAACTACGCGTCGATGTTTCCGACACTGGAATCCTTCAACTCGGTCATGGATCAGACGACGGAAAATTATGAATGCTTGGTTATCAACAACAATGCCAAATCGAACAAGCTTCATGACCAAATTTTCTGGTACAAAGCCGAAAATCGACCCGATTTCAAGCTCGGGTCAAAGGAATTTTGGGAAATTTCCAAAACTTTGGGATCGGACGACGAGAACGAGGCTTACGATCCGAGTAAAGGTAAAAAACGTTCCGGACCGGCCATCAATGTCAAGAAGACCAAGTGGTAAGCCGAC